ATGTGCAACTATAAAGAAATTTTTCTCTTTTTGGTTTGATAAAAATTTTACTTCGGCAGAAACGATATCGTTAGACAATTCTTTTGTACAAGATGAACCTGCGAACCAATTGAAAAGTTGAACACATCCATATTCATACTTTCTCCAATCTTTCATAAATTCTTTACTAGGTGGCAAACTTTCCAATGCTATTTTTAATTTGGAATTGTAATACGACATAGAATTTAAATCAAGATTGAAATCTCTTGCAACACGATATTTGCATTGAAATGTAGCATGACGACTTAGTGCCAAACAATTTATTAAAAATTTACCGCCAGCATAAGGAGGATAACATACAGTAATTATTTTGTCTGTATTAAAGTTTAATTTCAATTTGGTGTCCAACGATGGCGAGGCACCAGTTTAATGTTTGGTTCGCCATAGTTTACATAGCCTTCACCGCCACGCTGACCTTTAGTAGTTTGCTGTATATCGCCACCTTCACTATCTAATTGGTCAATGATTTGGTTTTTAACTGCACGAAGATTTTCTAGCACTGCAAAGGTAGCAACGAAACCTTTTTGATTTTGTGCAATCCAGTCCGTAATCTTCTGCTGCATTGGCGCACTTTGTTTGCTGCCACTGCTTAACCAAGCAGCAAATTCACTTGCAAGATCACTTGTTCTGCCACTTTTTGCCATTTGGTTATTAAAATTATATAACACACCTTTGAATCCTGCCATCTTCATTGCAGCAAGTCGTTCATCATTTAAGAAATTATCTATTTGTGTTTTATTTGCAGCCACATACTTTTGTAGGTCTTGTAGTTTCTTTGTGTCAATCTTAATAGGTTGCTGTGCATAGCGTGGACCTAGCACAATCAATCCTTGTGTAGTATTAAACTTACTAAAATCATCAATAGGTTGTTGCTGATCATCACCCATTCCAAATGATGGAAAGTATGCATGTCCTACAACTGCTGCAATTGCCTTACTAATACGCTGTCCAAGTTCAGTAGATTGTGGCACACTATATGTTACATTGTTTGGTGTGAAAGTATAAGAACCATCTTGCAATTCTGGACGACGCATAAACAACAAGTCGCCATATACATAACCACGGAAATCTTGCGGAGTTGCACTTTCAAATAACGCCCATAGACTTGCATATTCATTAGCAAATCTCATGCGCTCATCTTGTTTATCAGGTGCTACATTGCCAGTGTTCATAATAAATTTGACAAGTTCTTGTGGACTTTGACTTTTGCCACTATCACCTGGTTTTAGCCAACCATTATGCCCAACCATAATGAACTTGCCGTTTGGTTCACGACCCCAGTATACTTGCGGTTTGCCGTCCCACTTCCAACGCACCGTTTGTGGATTTCTAGCAAGGTCAAACAAACGCCCGATGGCACTGTTTGCACCACTGCTGCCCTCAATAAGAACAAGGTCTTCTACATGTTGAAATGCACGACCAACTTTGGGGGCTTCGTTTATTATCTGTGTTATGAACATCAAATATTTATAGATTTTCCAAAAACCACATATAGGTAGGAACACTAAAATTCAAACGATACTCGCCATTCCATCCCAAGTTAGTATATTTGTCAGGCAGTGGTGTTTCATCGTATACAGGACTTGAATCTACCACGCCTGTTTGTTTGTGGAAATTGCCAAGCGAATAGAACATGTAGTCTAATTCAATTTCATCAAGTTCTATTTGCTTGATATTAAGCAGTTGGTCTGCAAGTATATTACCATTGTCATCAACAGTTGTATGCTTTGGTAATTTGCCACATAACCTAATCTTAAGAGTATGATCACCTTCTGGCAATTCTAAAGAAAAAGTTATCACTTTCTCTTCATTATTCTCAGATTTTTCTTCTACTACACCATATGACTGAACTGTATCATCAATCAATACTTCATACTTGGGTGGTGCATTGTGCCAAACACTGTCTAGCACAATTTTAAATTCTATTAATTCGGTATCTGGCACAACGTCATTCATTTTTTAACCTTTTTTCTTACCAAGTTTTAACTTAATTGGCTGCGGAGCGCCAGTTGGAGTTGCTGGTGCAGCAGCAGGTTGTTGCGCATCAAGATGATGTGGACCACCATTTGACGTTTGATTTGTCAACACCTTCTTAAGTTCCTCAACATTGCCTTCATACTTGTGATAGCCAGTATGGTCAAGTTTAATACCTGTATCAGCAAAGATTTTACCGCCAGCCATGCGCCAAAGATAACAGAATGTCCAATCTTCGGAAAGATAGTTGTCATCCTTATCAATCATCGTATCAAATAGTCCATACATAAGTGGCTCATACTGCGCACCAATACCGATGTTATCACGATACTTAAGTTCTGGATGTAGATTAATTAACTGCTCAATAACATGACGCTTTACCATCATGAAGCCAGTGCCAAGGGTACTAACTTCAACCAAATCACCCATAACAACTGGATTTGGAACAGTATTAATAACATAACGAATTGGAATACGCTTCATTGGATAAACGCCACCAACAACATCTTGGTTGGCAAGTAGTAAACGAATGATTGCCTCTGGATCAAATCCAAGGTCAACGTCAATAAACATTAGGTGAGTTGCTGCCTGATTGAACAAGAATTTAGCAACAAGGTTATTACGACCACGAGTAATAAGTGATTCGTTGACCATCGTATCAATACTGTAATTAAGTCCCATCTTACCAGCAATGATACCAAACTTGATCATTGCGATAAAGGTTGCTTCATTACAAAGACCACCATACATTGGTAAGCAAAAATGAATATGTTGTTTACGTAGAAAATCTAGGGCTTCTGGTGGTAATCCAAACGTAGCCTCGTTTGGCTGTTGCTGCGCAGTTGTATCGTCGTTCATTGATTGTCTCTTTCGTTAATTGAGTATTATGTATTATATAGCACTCGTGATATCACACCGCCGGAAAAGTTTGTGATATGTGCACGACACCAAACAAAGTTGCCACTAAAGTTAAAATAATATCCACCATTAACAGGAGTTGTGCCATCCCCAACTGCAGTAGATGTGATATCAAACCAATCGTTCTCACTAGGATCGGTAACTAGGGTTGCTTGGAATTTAATTATTCCTACAAAGGAACTTAACAAATAACTTACGGTATGCAGACCATCGGTATAACCATAGTATCCATTGCCTTTGAACTTGTTGCTGCTCCAAGTGGCACTGCTGCCATCATAAGGCAATTGAACTTGTCCATAACTTGTTGCACTTAATACTACGGTTGGTAAACTGGCCATATTGAGAGATACCTTTTAAGTATTTATTCTAGGTTTACGTCCACGCTTCTTGCCACCACCACGTAGAGAACCGTTTGCCTTAATATCATAGGCAAGACCAAGACGTGTAGGTTCCATGCCATCAATTTCTTCAATCTTGTCAATAGGAACACTGAATTTACGACCACTACGATGAGAAGAAATAAACTTCATTGTTCCCTCATCGCTAACAACCCTGTCTACATTAAGAAACAATCGTTTCTCCATTGGCATACCACCAAAGGCTGCTACTGGACAGCGGGCTAAAATACGAGTCTTGGCATTTACGACACCACGATTTATAAGAGCAGTTGCTAATTCAATATTCATTATGTTTACGCCTTTACTTTCTTTACTAATTTGTAGACCTTTTTAATTCCATCTTGGAATAACATATACAACAGTGGAATATTATCGCCGCTTCTGCAATAAACACGCACTGAACCGTAATAGTAATTTGTATCAAGTCCTATCATAGCACGAGAACACCAACGATCTAGTTCATATGGCACGAATAAGTCATCTTTATTATCGGTAACAAACTTATACAATTCAAGAAGATTTTCTCGCTGTGTTCTCCTACCACTGCCGCTAGTTGTTTGCCAACCCCAATAAGTTTCAAAGTCAACCTGATAAGGAACCGTTGGATTATACTTTATCTCACTTACCAGTTTAACATCTACTGCGATATTGTCAAGGTTTTTTATCGCTGTAATATACTGATCATTACTTGTGGTAAATCCCTTAATATTCTTCATCAATTCTGGATCATCTAGAATTGCATCAAGTGCAGCAAGGTTATTGGTAAAAAAGCGCAAGTAAGTTTCTTTACGTAGCCGACATTCTGGGTCAAGATGTTTCAAAGTTCGTTGCAGGTTGTTACGAATGTCCCAATCTCTTGGACAATTTATTTCCACACGAAAGTGATACTTGCCATACCACCGCTTTGTTTCGGTATCAACACGCCAAGAATATATTACATCCTTAAATCGTTCACGATATTCAGTCAGCGTTTGTTCTGTTATTGTCATCTTCTGCCACCAATTCTAACTTGTCACCAAGTAATTCTACCTTAATTCTAACACTGTTTTGGGATTTGTCGAAAAGTATTTTCTTTGCAAGTGGAACTTTAATATGTTCGTGAATTGTGCGATGCATTGGTCTGGCACCAAGACTTGGAGTATATCCTACCTTGCATAACCATGCCCATGCAGAATCTGTAAGTGATACCGAAGTATTCTTTAGCGCAAGTTGTTCGTTAAGTTCACGAATGAACTTCTCTGCAACCTTGCGAATTGTAGCCCCATCAAGTTTGTTGAATGTAATAATCGCATCTACACGATTGCGAAACTCTGGACGGAAGAACTCTTTAACTGCCGCATCAACGGCATCCACATTAGTGCCACCGCCAAATCCAATAACATTGCGTTCACTGTCAGCCGCACCCAAATTACTTGTCATAATAAGGATAGATTGACGGCAATCTGCTCGTTTACCGTTGGTGCCCGTAATGAAACCTTCATCCATAACTTGTAGTAGCACTTGAGATACATCAGGATGTGCTTTTTCAATCTCATCAAAGAGAATGATGCTATGTGGATTCTTGGCAATCTCACTGATTAGCAAACCACCAGCAAGGTTAGCATCCTCATATCCAACATAGCCAGGCGGTGCACCAATAAGGCGTGAGATACTATGACGCTCTTGATATTCACTCATATCAAAGCGCAGCAGTTTCATTGAAAGACGATCCGCTAATTGCTTGGCAAGTTCTGTTTTGCCTGTGCCAGTAGGTCCAAGGAATAAGAATGAGCCAACAGGCTTATTATCAGCCTTTAAACCTGCTTGGGATACCCACACACGGTCAAGAACCTTGTCAACTGCCGCATCTTGATTATACACAACTGCCTTAATATCGGCACCAATATTAGGCATAATCTTTTGGGTATTTTCTTCGCCTAATTGACTTTCTGGAATACCAGTAATACGACTCAATTCACGACGAATTTGTGCAACATCAATAGTGCGTGAACCACGTGCTTTGGTGCGACGAAGTGCTGCGGCACTATCAATAAGATCAATTGCCTTATCTGGAAGTTTCTTGTCTGCCTGATAACGTGCACTCAATTCTACTGCTTCACTAATAGCAGCATCGGTAATCTTTACATTATGAAAAGTTTCGTACAGCGGCTTAATACCACTTAAAATTTGTTTAGTGATTGCAATGGTTGGTTCATCAACTGTCACACGGTTGAAACGACGCATAAGCGCACGGTCTTTTTCAAAGTGTTGGGTATATTCTTCCCATGTTGTAGAGGCAATAACCTTAAACTCGCCACGAGCAAGTGCTGGCTTAAGCATATTACTCAAGTCAACTGCACTATTGCTGCCACTGCCAGCACCACGCATTTGATGTGCTTCGTCAATGAATAAAATAATATTGCCAAGTTCAGCCGCAGCCTCTAGGATTTCTTGGATACGCTCTTCAAAATCACCACGATACTTTGTACCAGCAAGCAGTGAACCAATGTTCAGGCTATACAC